ATGGGGGGAGGTTGGCGCGGCCGCATGGGGTGACAGTGGGGCCCGATGGCACCTTATATATAGGGGACAGCGAGAACAATCGGGTGCTGGTGATGAAGTAGGCGCGGGGCGGGTATAGGGGGCGGAGGATGGGCGGGGGTTTGGCGCGTTTACGTCAGATTTGAGGGCGTTGTTTAGGCGACTTTTAGTGTTTTGAGCGGCGGAATGGGGCGGCTGGTGATCTTGCGATCGGCAAAATAATTTGTTCCCGCATCGGACCCATTTATGGGGATAAGTGGCGTGTTTTGTTTGCGGCGCTCCGCGCGGATGCGGAAGAGAAGCTCATAGGCACGCTCGACGGAACGCTCACTTTCCTTGATATAGCGCTGGATGGTGGGGAGGTAATCGATGTAGCGCCGCGGACCGCCGCGCTCCGCGACGAAATAATACTGCTGCATGATGTGACGGCCGCGCTGGCCCATGATCATGCCATGAGCAATGCGTTCGATGAGTAAGTGCTCATCGGGGTTGTAAGCCTGATGACATTCGACTAACTCAGCGATCAGTTCATCGAGATAAAGGGGATCTTCCCCATCAATGACGAAGTGACGGGAACTTAGCCCGTGCTTGAGTGCGTTCATCTTGCAACGTTCCTTGCCGGCTTCTGTTTTGGGACCGCTGGAGAGCTGCGCGTTGGCGCGATTAGCTTTGAGTTGTTTGTCTGACATGTATGTTGTTCCTCGGCTGGAGAATAACAGGGCGGGTGGGCGGAATTGGGGCTTCGCGAGGGGAATTGGTAGGAGGCGATTTATGGGTCACAGCTTCGCGACAAATTCTATCTGGCTTGTTTTGTTACGGTTCCGTGGCGGCGGGAAGAGCAAGTTTGTTGGGCGGTTGGTAGTTTTATGGCGGGAGTGAATTGTTGTGAACGCTTGCCGGAAACGCAATGGACTGGTGGCGGCAGTTGACGCCGCCGTCGCGGAGATGAAGAAGAGATTGGCTGAAGGGGAACTGAAGCCGAGCGTTGCCGAGTTCACTCGCTTGTTGGAGTTACAGCGGGAGTTGATCGCGGATGACGTGCGGCACATAAAGGTGACATGGGTCGACTCATTGAGCGGGACGGAATCCACCACAGAGACATAGTTTACACGCCGCTGCCTTCGCAGCGGCTTTTTCATACGGCATCGGCGAGATACAAGGGATTCTCCGGACCGATCGGGTCAGGGAAGAGCGCGGCATTGTGCCATGAAGCGATCCGGTTGTCATATGTCAATTTAGGGCGCACGGGGTTAATTGGGGCACCTACTTACCCGATGTTACGGGATGCGACGCAGCAATCGTTTTTCGAGGTGCTGGAGGAGAACGACATTCCTTACACGTTTTGTAAGTCAGAGGGCGTGTTGAAGTTTACGGAAACATGGTCGCGGATTCTATTTCGGTCGATGGATGAGTTTGAGAGGCTGCGCGGGACTAATATCGCGTGGTTCGGGCTAGATGAACTGACTTACACGCACGAAGACGCGTGGCTGAGGCTGGAGGGCCGGCTTCGGGATGCAAAAGCGACGCAATTGACGGGGTTCGCGGTATGGACGCCGCGTGGCTATGACTGGGTATACCGGCGATTTGTGGAGCGAGGCACAACCGGGTACGAACTGATTCGGGCGAAGGCGTTTGAGAACACACACATTCTGGACACTATCCCGGATTATTACGAACGGTTAATGAGCAGCTATGACGAAGCCTTTTACAAACAAGAAGTTCTGGGGGAGTACTTGAACACGCGATCGCAGCGAGTGTATTCGGCGTTCGATTACGCGGAGCATGTGAAGCCGCTGACGCCTGACAATCGGCTGCCGATCTGTTGGGCCCTGGACTTCAATGTGGACCCGCTTTGTTCGGTGATCGCGCAGATTGACGGTGACCGGGTTTCGGTGTTGGACGAGATTGTGCTGAGCCGGGCGATGACGCAGGAAGCCTGCGATGAGTTTAGCAAGCGCTATGGCGGACACGCGGCGGGGTATGAGATTTTCGGTGACGCTTCGGGCCAAGCGCGGAGTACGCGGGGCAATACGGATTACGAGATTATCACGGCTCACTTTAAGGCGCGGCGTGAACGGATGCGGTATGTGGTGCCGCGAGCAAACCCCCGTGTGATTGACCGGACGGGCTATGTGAACTCAAAGCTGCGGACGGCGGATGGGGAACGGCGGATGACGATCGACCCCAAGTGCAAAGAGTTGATTAAGGATTTCGAGCAGGTGTCGTATCACGAAAGCGGCTTTGAGATAGACAAAGACAAGGACCGGCGCAGGACGCATTCTTCCGACGCATTGGGATATCTGGTCTATGCGATGCAGAAGCCAACCGTAGCATTTGGACCGCAACAACACAGGTTACTTTAACTCACCCATGAGCACACACTTCATTAACCGCGAGCATCCGGAATATACGGCGCAGAAGGCCACGTGGCGCAAGTATCGGGACCTTTACGCGGGCGGCGAGCAATTTCGGGAACGGGCGGCGGAGTATCTGATCCGGCGTGCAAAGGAGCCAGGCGATGTTTATCTGGAGCGGCTGCAGCACGTGTTTTATGAGAATTACATCGGGTCGATTATTGACTGGTATGCCGCGACGCTGATGAGGCGCGAGCCGATTTTGCAGTTGGATGGCAGGACGGATGCGACGGCAGCGTTTTATGACCGGTTCATTCATGACTGCGACTTACGCGGGACGAGCTTGAATGAGTTTTTCCGGCAGCGTGCGGCGCAAGCCATGGTGTATGGGCGGAGTTATACGGCGATTGAGTTTCCGGCAATAAGTGAGGGGTTAGATCAGCCGGCGGCGACGACTCGTGCCGAAGAAGATGAGCAGGGACGCAGCCGGGCGTATCTGGTGGATTATGCGCCGGAAGACGTCATCAATTGGAGCCACGACGCGGAAGGGCGGCTGGAGTGGGTGGTGATCCGGACGCAGTGTTTGAAGCAGGCCGCGGTGACGGACCATGAGTGGCGTAAAGAGGTTCGCTGGATCTTTTATGACCGGCAGAACTATCAGATCTACACGCAGACCGCGGCGAGTGGACAAAGCGGGGAGATCAAGCTGAAGGCGGAGGGCAGGCACGGGTTGGCGGGGCAAAACAGAGTCCCGCTGATTGAGATGCGCGTGAGTGAAGGGCTTTGGCTGATGAACAAAGCGGCACTGCTGCAGCTGGAACATTTCAACAAGAGCAACGCCTTGGGATGGGCACTGACGATGGGCCTGTTCGCGCAGCCGGTGGTGTATTCGAATAAGCCCTGGAACGACATTATGGGCGAGAGTTACTTCATCCAACTGGCGCCGGAAGACCGGTTTGGGTGGGCGGAACCGGAAGGACATGTGTACCAGATTGCTTCGGATAATCTGGCCCGGTTAAAAGAAGAGATTTACCGGGTGAGTTATCTGATGAATCAAGCGGGCAGCCCGCAGATGGCAGTGCAGAGTGGACTAAGTAAGCAGCGGGATTTTGGAGTGACACAAGAGATTCTGCGCACCTATGGCGACATGGTGAAGGAATGCATGCGGCAGGTGCTGGAGCAAGTGAATCTGGCTCGGCAGGATGACTTGCGGGTGGACGTAAGCGGGATGGATGAATTCGACATCGGGGAGTTCGGCACGGAGTTGGACGATGCGAAGCGGCTGCTGGAGTTAGGAATCGATTCGATCACCATGAAGCGGCAGTTATTCAAACGGCTAACGATGAAATACTTTTGCGACATACGGCAGGACGTGAAGGACCGCATTGTAGCGGAGATTGACGCGAGTCTGGACACAGTGAATCCGGGCAAGGCGAGTTAAGCGGGAGGAGACGAAGTGGACGAACAGCAAAGAGACGGCATGAACGTGGAAGGCATTGTACAGCGGGCGGTTGAAGAGTACATGCGGCAGGATGTTTCGAAAAGAGAACCCGCTTATAAAGCTGAGCTGCAGGAAGAGCGACGGCGCCGGGAACAGTTGGAGAAGCGGCTGAATGAGGTGGTGGCCGAGAGCCAGCGAAACCGGAAGGCGGCGGAAGAGGCGGAACGGAATCAGGCGATCCGGGCGGAGTTGCAGCGGTTGGGCGTGGCGAAGGTGGACTTAGCGTACCGGGCGGTGCAGGACGGAATATATCGCGGAGAAGATGGCCGGTTAGTGGTGAAGACGGACCAGGGTGAAGTGGCAGCGAAGGAATATTTGACCGGGTTTGTGCATGAGAATCCGGAGTTCCTGCCTGCGCGGATTTCAGGCGGAAGCGGCGTGACGGGCGGAAACAAAGGACCTGGGGTAGAAAGCACGATCGATATCGACAAGATTAGCCCGGCGATGGATAAAGCGGAGTTAGAGAAAGTCAGGCAGGAAATTGTTCGGGTGGCTTCGCAGAGTTTTCGGAGTTAGTACTAAAAGCTATTAGCCACAGATGCACAGAGATCAAGTCAAAGACGGGAGAAAGATATGCCAACGATTACTTCAGCAAATGTCGCGAATGCGATTGTGAAACTTGTGGCAGCCGATGCGCTGCCTGCCCTGGTGGGGAACCTTGTGATGGGCAACCTGGTGAACCGGGATTATGAACCCAGTCTGGCCCAGGCTGGCGATACGGTGAATGTGCCGATACCGCCGACATTGGTGGCGAACAACATCGCCGAAGACGGGACTGTCCGAACGCAGAACCCCAACTTAGGGAATGCGCAGATTGTACTCAATACGCACGCGGAAGCTACCTTCCAGATTCCGGACATTACAAAGGTGCTGGCGGTTCCGGACCTTTTGAAAGTGTATATGCAACCGGCTGTGGTGGCAATTGCGGAGCGAATTGAAAGCGATCTGCTGGCACTGTATGCGGGCTTTACCGCAAACACGCCGGTGGGCACGCCGGGTACGCCGATTACGGAAGCGATTCTGGATGCGGCCGAGACCGCGCTCTTTCAAGCGAAGTTACCGGCCAGTGAACCGAAGTATCTGGTTGTGGATGCCTCGACTTATAGCCAGCTTCGGCAAATTCCGCGCTTCAGTGAATATCAGACGGCCGGGGAAGCTGGCCTGCGCACGATTGTGGATGGCACGATCGGAAAGATCAAGGACTTTTTTGTGTTTCGAAGCCAGTTCGTTTCGAAAACGGGAAGCGCCCCCGGTGCCATTCACAATTTGGCCTTTGCCAAGAGCGGACTGGGGCTGGTGGTGCGCCGTTTGCCGCAGCCTTTACCAGGCACTGGCGCGATTGCAGAGTATGCCGAGCTGGGCAGTTTCGGTATGCGCGTCACGATGAGCTATCAGCCGAACACACTTTCGCAGCAGTTCACGGTGGACGTGCTTTATGGCGCCGCCGTTCTGCGGAATAACTTCGGCGTTCAAGTTACTTGTTAGTTGATTTGGTGGCGGGCTCCTGTTAGGGGGCCTGCTTTTATTACGGAGGCTAAGTGGACTTACGAGTTTATTACAACAGAGTTCGGGAAGTGGAGAGCACGCTAGAGGGCGCACATGTAGTGCTGGTGAGCCTGGTTACCCAGGATGGCGGCAGAGCGGGAGTGCTGACAGAAGCCCCGCGGCATGTGGCAGCTAAACAGATTGCGGAAGGGCGGGCGCGCATTTCGACGGCGGAGGAAGCGGACCTTTTTCATGCAGACAACACACGGCGCAAGCGGGAGTTCGATGAGTTGGAAGCAATGAATCGCGTGCAGTTTGTGGTGATGCCGCAGAAGCATTCCGCTAAACAGGTAAAGGAGTAGGCAATGGCGTTGTTTGTAGATGGCCCGGCGGTAATTGTCGATTCGTTGACTGAGTACGATTCGAATGTGTTGGGAGTGGCGGCTTCCGAAGGGATCAACCTGACAGTCAAGATCCAGCTAGCGCAGGAACAGATGTACCTGGATATCAATAGCTGGTTGCGCCGGACTTTATTTCGGCAGAATTTGACGCTAGGCGGCATTCACACCGGCATAGAGCGTGTGGTGTGGAACAAGGCGATGAGAGTTTGGCAGGTGTATCAGGCCCTTGCGTTGATCTATCGCGATGCGTATTACAGCCAGTTAAACGACCGCCATCAGGCGCGGGCCAAGGAGTATGAAAAGCTAGCGAACGCTGCCCAGGCGGAGTTTGTGGAGTGCGGAGTGGATCTGGTGCAAATGCCGATGAAGCGCCCGCAGCAGCCGGTGTTGAGCCTGGTGCCAGCGCAGGAAGCGGGGGGTACGTACTATTTCACCGTTACTTATACAAACGATGCGGGTCAGGAGAGCAGTGCTTCGAGTGTATTGAGCGTGGATGTTATAGATGGGAATGCAGTGGATGTGACTCTTGCACCACCGCTGAGCGGAAATGCGACGGGTTGGAACCTATACGCGGGGGCGAGCCCCGAACAAATGGTGAGACAGAACGACAGCCCGTTATCACTTACACAAGACTGGGCGTACCTTCCCTCACTGGCTGTAATGGACGGAGTGAAAGCCGGACCCGGGCAGGCCCCAGACCTACATTGGCCGCTGCGCCGGTATATACAACGAGGATAGCCGAATGACTCAGATTGGCAGGGCAGTAACTGAGCACGTGTTGGGGCTGTTAGCTGGCAACACAGGTGTGAATGCTTCGCTTGATGAACTAATGAAAACGGGCGGGCATGTTCCAGCGCATATCCGGATTTTCTTAGGAATGAACGTATCGCCAGAACTATTGGAGAAGGCGAATCAGGCGCAGTATCCGGCGGTGATGGTGTATTGCGAACGATTGAACAACACGCTTGAAGAGAAGTTTCGAACCTTTGCGGGACAGGCCCGGGTCACAGTGGAAATTCGGAACTCAGAAGATAGGATTGAAGGTGTCAACCGGGGCAGTTTGGTGTATTCGGACTTGATATGCGCGTTGCTGGAGCAAGCAAGGGGCCAATGGTCAGATTTTTCCTGGTTTGGCGGGAAATATGAGGTTACTTACCAGGCGGTGAAAGCAGGTGGTAAGCAATTTGTTCAGTCAACGAAAGTGACATTCGAAGTAGACGTGAGTATCTAAGTCAAAAGGAGTGGAGAGTGGCATACATATCGTCAAATGCAAACCGGTTTTACACGGCGGTGGAAGAGAGTTACGGCAAGGTGCCGGCGATCACTTCGGGAAATCGCTTTTCAGCTGTGCAACTGACAGCGCGGCAGCAGGTGGAGACGGCGACCCGAAAAGACAAGACAGGCAGCCGGACTTATGCGGGCTCGCCTCAGGGCAGCCGACGGAAGACGGAATTTCAATTGAAGACGTATTTGTCTACGTGGGCGGCGGGTGCTAACGGACCGGGGCAGGGGCCACTGTTCGAATCGGCAATGGGGGCAACACCATTGGTTTATGCGGGGGGAACGGCGGGTGCTTCACAGAACGCGAGCCAAGTATCATTCGCCGGTGCACATGGGTTGGTGGTGAACCAAGCGGTCAGCCACGGTGGTGAAATTCGCTTTGTAAGCGCGCTTGTAGATGCGAGCACGGTGTTGTTGAATGCACCGTTCAGTGCTGCCCCGGCAGTGGGTGCGGCGATGGCGCCGACGGTGACCTATATGTTGGGGATGGAGTTACCGAGTGTGAGTCTGTTCGATTACTGGAGCCCGAGCGCGGCGCTGCAGAGGTTGCTGAGTGGGAGCGTGGTGGACCAATTGGCGATCGACGTAAATGGGGATTATCACGAATTTACGTTCAAGGGTTCGGCGAAAGACATTGTAGACAGTGCGAGTTTCGAACCTGGTGAAGGCGAGCTGATGACTTATCCGGCGGAACCGGCGTTAGGAACATTTACACAATCGGCGGTACCGGGCAATTTGGGGCAAGCGTGGATTGGAACGACGGCGACAAAGTTTCTGACATTGACGGAAGCGGCGCTGGCATTAGATAACGACTTGGATTCGACGGTGCGAGAGTTTGGGACCAGTTTGCCGACCAGTGTGTCGCCTGGAAGACGGAGCGTGAAACTGGATTTCACGATTTATGAGCAGACGGATTCGGCAACGACGGAACTATACCAAGCAGCACGGCAGCAATCGCCGATAGAGGTGATGTTGCAGTTGGGGATGAGCCAGCAGCAACTGTTCGGTGTGTATCTCAAGAGCGTAACGCCGGCGATGCCGAGCTTTGTAGACGATCAGCGGCGGCTGCAATGGCAGTTTAAAGATAGCCGTGCACAGGGCACCGTTGACGACGAGCTGGTGGTGGCGTTTGCCTGATATGGATTACCAGAGCACAGTACGAATTGCGTCCCGGACGCAGGCGGGCGTGGTATTTCAGATCGCGCGGATGGCTTTCGATCGCAGGATGCAGCTGATGAGGGAAGTGCGGGAACTGGCGCGGGAGCTGGAATTCCTGCGGGCGGGCGACACCGATGCAGACCAGATGGACGCGCATATTCTGAATGCCGAGATTGAGCGCGCCTATATCACTTGGGGCTTGGTGGCGGTGGAAGGGCTGGAGATTGACGGGCTGCCTGCGACGCCGGTGAGTCTGTTGGACAAGGGTCCGGAAGAGCTGGTGTATGAGGCAATCGGCGCGGTGCGAGCTGAGTGCAGTTTGTCGGACGACGAAAGAAAAAACTAATAGTCGCATTCCATTTTCACATTGCCGCGCCACGCGGATGGGATTGCGACGAGTGTCGAAAGTTGCATTTGGAAGTGAAGCGGCGATGCGGTTTTGTGCCGGAAGCGCAATTGACGGAAGTGCGGCCGGTATGGATTCGGGGCCCTGTGGAAACGGAGAGTTGCCCGAAGAGCGTGGTGACCGCGCAGAGTCTGGAATGGCTGGAGGAGTTTGCGGCGTGGCGTGGCGGATATGTGCCGCAAGCGAACTTGACGGCGAGACAAATTGAAGCGTTCCAAATGTTGGAAGAGGAAGTATTGAGAGAGGCTCAACATGTCAAACAGAGTGCTGCGAAACAGAACCTTACGCGGAATCTTTCGCGGGAGGAAGGCAACTTCGGGAAGTGAAGGGCCGGCGGGTACTTACGCTGGACAAGTAAGTACACCCAGGCAGCAGGACGGGACTGGGGCGGCGCATGATAGCGTCGCTCCCCTTCAGGCAGCCTTTGCAGAATTGGTGCCGCATGACCAGATAAGCGGGGTTTCGCCGATGAGTAACGCCGCCATGGGTGATTTGACTAGCGGTGGAAACAATGCGGTATTACAAATTCCAGAGCTGTTTGGGGCTGTGTCAAAGAATCTGGATCGATTGCGGGCTGTTACCGAAGCTCAGACAACGACACTGGGGGAGAATACTGCCGCAGTCACGAGCAACACTGCCGCGAAAAGTGCCAGCCAGGTGCTTGCGTCAGCAGGTAAGACGGCTAGCGGACTTTTGGGCGGATTGGGCGCATTTCCGCTGATTTCGGGCCTTATGAAACTTTTTGGTGGGGGTGAGAGTACCACCCAGCAGCCGTTGCAAAAATATGTGGCACCAGCATCTATAAGATTCGACGGATCGGTGCAGAACGACGGTGGCTGGAAGGGATTCGAGGCAAGCGGGTATGACCGATACGGACAGGCACGAGCGGTTACACCATCGGTACCCACAGTGCCCTCATACGGGCAGATTTTGGCTGCAGTACCCACCAATACAGCGGGCTGGGGTAATGGGAATACGCCAGAGCCGCAAACGATGGCGAACACAACTTCAGACACACAAGGAGGAAAGCGCGACCGCGGCGTGACTCAGGTGACGGTGAATGTGCAGGCTATGGACAGCCGCTCTTTCTTGGATAGAAGCGGCGATATAGCAGCGGCGGTGCGTGAAGCAATGTTGAATATGCATTCGATCAACGACGTGGTTAACGACCTATAACTCATGTTTACTTTTCCAGATGCTGTATCGAAAGCGTTGTTTCAATACCCGACTACACGAAGATTACATTTTGTGACCCAGGTGCTCCAGTTTGTAGGGGGTAAAGAACAGCGGTACGGGATTTCGGGTGTGCCCCTTCGAGAATGGAACGTAGAGCCAACGTTGTTAGGGAATGCGGTTTGTGACAAATTAAAAAGTTTTTTTGAAATGGTAGGCGGGACTTCACAACCATTTACATTTACAGACCCTTGGGATGGAACCACTTACCCCATTTGTTACTTCGGGGCAGACACCTTTACCGCCAAGATGACGGAGCAGGACCGCAACGCGGTTCAGTTCACGATCATCGAAGGAAGAGTGTAGACGCGATGCTACTTTATCCCCAATTACTTTCCGGGGCCACCGCGCAATTCCCCCTGCAACGGACTTATTCGGTATCGAATGTCATAAACCGGCAAGAGGACGGCTCTTGTTATCGCGCGACAAGCGTGGACCCGCCACTGCTTAGTTGGGAGCTACGATACGAGCATCTTACCGGGCTAGAAATGGACGCCCTGAAAGCTTTTTTCGAGGCTGCCCGGGGCCGCTGCAATACATTCACGTTTTTGGACCCGGCAGGCAATTTATTGGCGTGGAGCGAGGATTTATCGAACGCGGTTTGGGAGAAAACTCCGCTCGCGACAGTTGTGGCTTCCGATAACGAAGTTGGAAGAGTTTCTAGACTGATGGGAGGGGGT